ACATTTGAAACAGGACCAGACGAAGACCCATAAATATGAACTACCAGAAGCTGATAAAATCGCTGAACTCGGCAGAGGCATTCTCGGAAACAATTCCATTAGACCAGAAAGAGAACCTGTTATTCCGCCAGCATTTACACGACCAACTGGCACAGGACAAGCAGATGCAGGAAGCGTATCTGAGGGTGTGCATCGAGAAGCCGACAATAGTGTTCAAAACGATGTTCTGGACGTTTCAGCCGAAGAGGGAACAGAGTCTTTATAAGCATATTCCCTTTATTACATGGCCCGTTCAGGATTATGCGATAGACAGAATAATTTACGGAATCCGTTTCGGCGGAGACCTGCTCATTGACAAGTCAAGAGAGATGGGAGCAACGTGGATAATACTCGGAGCTTTCTTTGCTGAATGGTTGCTCATGCCTGATACGACTCTGCTGGTGATTTCCAGAAAAGAGGAGTATGTGTGGCAGGGGCACAAAGGCGGTAAAGGTGGTAACAAGGATACGCTGTTCTGGAAGATATTCTATCTGTATAATAATCTTCCGTATTGGGTCCGTCCTACCAATGATGAAGTTTTCATCAGTGAAAGGCATTTCGAGAACCTGCGGAACGATTCTACTATAGATGGGGAGTCCACAAACGCCGACGTTGGTGCTGGTGGTCGACGACAGGCTGTGATGTGCGATGAGTTTGCACGTGTCAAACATGCTGACGCAGAAAGCATACAAGAGACACTGTCAGACACTACGCCATGTCGCATATTCAATTCAACACCAACGTCGCGTGGACATCCTTTCGGGAAGCTTCGCTTTGCTGGCAAGATTCCTGTGGTAACGCTTGGCTGGTACGACCATCCTTGGAAGATACAAGGCTGGTACGAGTCGCCGAAGTACGACACAGTCATCATAAAGGACATGACTTATTATATGGGTCAGTGGCCACACGTGTTTAATGGAATCAAAGAGGGCGAACCATTTTCCTACAGTGAGCTTGAAAAGGCTATGCTGTTGAAGTACCCGGACGACGAAACGCTTGCCAACCTGAATTTCGTAGCCGACGGCGGAGACCGTGCCAACGAGGAAATGTATTCTCCGACTGGTAAGCGTTCGCCGTGGTACGACAGGGAATGTAAGAGACGAACGCTTCGCGATAAGGCTGTCAACATCGACATTAACTATGCTGGTGCTGGCGATGTGGTCTTCAACTCGATGGTGCTGGCACGTCAACTTGAAAGATACGGTAGACCGCCAACGTACAGAGGAGAAATTACCTTTGACCTCGAAGAAGATACCATCAGCAACGTCAAGTTCGTACCGAATTTCGGTAAGCGTCGATTCAAGCTCTGGTGCGATTTGTATGGGACACGTCCCGACCAGACTCACAACTATATCATGGGTGAGGATATCTCGATGGGGACGGGTCAGTCTAACTCCGTCATATCAGTATTCGACGTTGATACGAACTCCAAAGTTGCTTCGTGGTCATGTTCAAATACCGGGGTTGTCGAGTTCGCAGAAATGACTTACGCTATCGGCATGTGGTTCGGCGGAGTAACACTGATGCCTTTCAATATCTGGGAGGCGAACGGCCCCGGCGGTATCTTTGGAAGACGACTGACAGCACTTGGGTACTACCTTGTGTTCAGGACTCGCGAAGAGAAGACACCCGGACGCAAAAGAAAGAAATCGCTGGGCTGGTATTCCACAGGAGATAACAAGCTCAATATGATGGTCGAGTATGACGCTGCGTTGGCATCAGCCTTTCACCCTGATTTGAGGGAAAGGGCTTTCTATAATCCACATGAGGAGTCGCTCCGTGAGGCCGAAGACTACGTTTTTTACCCGTCAGGGAAAGCTATCGGGCCGTCGAAGAGCGAAGCCGATGAGGGCGGGGCAAAGGCAGCACACGGAGACCATGTTGTTGCCGATGCCCTGTGTAATCTGGCAAGGCATGACCAGCCTCGTGCAGCACTCGAAATCCCATCAATGCAAACAGGAAGTCTTGCTAACCGCAGAGAACGACACCTGCAAAATGAACAACAGAAACGTGAAGATGAATTATGGCTAATATAAGAAACAAAAAGAACGTGAAGACAAGATTCCCGGTACGACTCCAAACTGCTGCCGAGCAATGGCACATTCATACGAGACCGATGCGGGAAACAACCAAGAAGATGCTGCAACATTATGCTGGCGGATGGTATTCGGACGGCGTCATGTCAGGGGCGACCACGTCAAATATTCAGCCGTTGAATCTTGTTGACAGGGCTGTCTCCATCCTCGCACCTTATCTGGTCGGAGGCGACCCGAAAGTGATGATTGATGTCAAGCGTGGCTTCGACTCGAACAGACCTTTTGCCAGAACGCTTGAGCTTGCACTGGAACATCTGTTCCGCGAGATAAGTCTTCACCAGTTGACGTTGCGTCCTGCTGTTTTCAGTTCGCTGTTCAGTATGGGTCACGCCAAAACTGGTATTGCAAAAGCAGGGGAGGTGGAAATCTTTGGGTACATGCACGATGTTGGACAGCCGTACTGTGATGTCTTCGACGATGCTGACTACGTTGGTGATATCGCTGCTCGCAACCGCGAGGAAATGGAGTTCGAGGGACATGAGTTTACGCTCTCTGAGGAAGCTGTTAAGGACAGCGGACTCTTTAAGCACTACGACAATCTTATACCCGAAAACGAGCTTGACGGCTCATCGACTCGACCATTTGATATCTCAAGGTCATCAGATGGCCAAGGAGCGAGCCTGCAATCGCTTTACCAATATGTTAGGCTACAGGACATTTGGCTGCCGAAAGAGGGAATTATTATCACGATTCCGCTCAGAGGCCAAGGCAAGAAAATCATGCGGACAGTCGAATGGGATGGCCCGGAGAGTGGCCCCTTTGACTCACTTGCGTATAAATATTTCCCAGAATCGGTCGTACCGATACCCCCGGCGTTTACATGGATGCCGTACAATAACATAATCAACACACTTGTCAGGAAGATGAGACGACAGGCGGAACGCGAGAAGAAGTTTATCGCCTACGATACGACGATGGCTCAGGACATGAAGAACGTCAACAACACTCCTGACGGCTCGACCGTCGGTGTGCGTAATGTTGACAGCATGAAAGAATTTGAGTTGGGAGGCGTAAGTGAAACCAACTGGCCGTTTATTCAGTGGATGGAGCAGCAATACTCACTCGCCAGTGGAAATCTATATACTATTGGCGGTCGACAAACGCAGGCAGAGACACTGGGCCAAGAGCAGATGCTGCAAGCGAACGCCTCCAAGCAGCTTGAGGACATGGTACAACAGGTACACCAATTCACTAAGTCAATCACCGAGAAGCTCGGCTGGTTTATGTGGTCGAATCCGCTTATGCCGATTCCGGTTATCAAATCAGTTGCTGGGTACAACATCGAGGTTATCTTTTCAGACGAAACAAAAGAGGGGGATTACTGGGACTATGCTTACGATATTGAACCCTACTCGATGACCAAGCAGAGTCCGACGACCCGCTATCAGCTTCTGATGCAGTTGATTTCTCAGGTAGTCCTGCCGACAGCAGATATAGCTGCCCAGCAGGGTTCGATGCTCAATGTAACAGAACTCGTCAAGGAAGCTTCACGGTTCCTCGACGTTAGGAATATTGACAGATGGTGGATTCCGGGTGTTCCGCAGGAAAGCCAGATGAATCCATACCAGCCACAGCAGGGTCAGACAAAGGCGAAACCGAAAAGCGGTCAGGATGATGGACGTTTCTCTTCTGGTGATAACAATGCAAGCAACCAAAGCAATCTGAGTCAGCAGCAGGGAAGAGCTTATCAGAAGAGTTCCAGCAGTGGAGGGTCATCCGGTGGCTACTAAAAAAAGAAAGATGCCAAAATCGAAATTTATGATGGGCGAATTGAAAGGTGCTAAGATGCCAAAATCAAAATACGGAAATCGACGAACGAGGGACATTCAGCGACAAATGGGCAGTGCTGCCAGCGGAATCAAGACTGATGTTGAAAAGCGAAAAAGGAAACCGCTAAGACAAATTGGCAAGAGACGAAA